CGGAAGAACCGTGCTAGCGGGCCAGTAGGGCGACCAAGTGACCTTATTGACGGACGAGTTGTAATACTCGCAGCCAATAAAGACGCCGAGAATTTCGTTAGCTCCGGTCGTGGCAGCCGTCAGGTAACCACCGGAAAGAGCGACGGGGTCGCCCGTGAAGTAGTTGTTGGTATCGCCGCTAGCGATCAGATAGGAGGACTGGCCCAGCGAACCAGTACGCCCATCAAGGAAGCCAGCAAGCTGAAAACCGAAAGGCGCATTCGTGTTCGCCATTGGTAGACTCCTTGCGGAAGGCATTATGGCTGAACAGCGTGTTCAACTTTTAGCCGGTCACAAAAGTCCGCCACGGCGCGCAGCGGGGTCAATTTCTGGTTTACCACCAGAATTTATAACAAGCAAGGGGGCAGTCGCGCTGACCGCCCCCTCGTAATCATCAGGAACGCGGGATTTGCATCGGGCTGTAGTTTTTGTTGATGGTTTTCGACCGCTGAGCGAAGCCGCTATTCTGGGAAATGCCCAGAGACTTCTCTTTTTCCTCGACGATATTGCGGGCCGTTATGATTTCCCGCTGTTTGGCGGCGTCGGAAATCTCTTTCGGCCTTTCCATCAGGATCATGCCCTTGCGCTCGATGGCGCCGCGCGATCCAACAGGCATTTCCTCCGGATGGCGCTCAACCGGAACAGCTTCCCATCCCGCCTGAGCCATTTCGCGCATATAATCGCGGTCTTCCATGCCGAAGATGCTTTTCGTCTTCCAGTTATAGTCCCATCCTTCCGGAATCTTGGTGGGATCGATGTAAAAATCATCATGCAGATCGCCTGAATCGAGCTGCATTGAGTTCCGCATCCGATTGCGAAGCTCTTCCGCCCGGATTGCGGCCTCGCGAATGCCCCGAGAGACGGGGGCCGCCGCGTTTTCCACGTTATTTTCCTCGGAATTGCGGATGGAACGCGTGTTTTTGGTGTCGGAAGCGCTGTTCATTACCGAATCTCCCCTCTCTGTTGATAATAAAGATAGTTAGCGGCGTATTCCGCCTCATCCATTCCCAAATCTTGGGCATATTGACGCATTTCGGGGGTCAGGACGACGGAAGTTCCGCCCCTTTCCGGAGAGATTGACGTCGTTGCTGACCTAGAAACTGGAGCAGACGCAATTGGATTGCGTTGAGCGGTCGATTGCATGGCAGGAGCAGGCGCCCCCATCCCAAGTTTATTCTCGATAAACGAAAAATACTCAGGCGTGTCCGCCTGAATGTTATTCGCGATAGCCTCGAAATGGCCCGCCGTCATCAAGCTGTTCAAGCGAGAGTCCGAAAGGACTTCCGGATGAGCCCGGACCCAAGCCTGAGACGCGGGAGGAAGAGACGCGATGCGCTCTTCAACGGGATCGCGCTGAACCTGACGAATCTCCGGCTGCGGAGCGGGCTTGGGAGCGGAGAGGCGAACCTCAAGCTCCTCCTTTCCTTGATTCAGGGTCGTCAGACGGGCTTCGACCTGCGCCATCTGGCGCTGAATCTTGGCGGCCTCACGGAACTCCCCACTCTCAAGGAGAGACGCATAACGCGTTTCCAGCATCTCGGCATCGCGCTCATAGCTCGCGATAGCATTGACGAGGGCCGTATGCTGCGTCCCTTGAGCTTCGGACTTGATGCTTTCGATCTGTTCCGCGCGAGAGCGAGCAAGCATTTCCGCCTCCTCGCGCTGGCGTTTTGCCTCCTCGGCTTCCCGCTGTTTTTGGGCGAGCTGACGCCGAAGAACTTCAATCCCATCTTCCTCGCCGCTCTTTTTGGCGGGTTCGGCAGGTGGAGTTTCAGCCCGTTTTGCTCCCAGCGAGTCCTCCGCCTCCACCTTGGGGGGCGGGTTAATCGCATCATTAGGCACGGTGATTTCGAGCGGCTCAAATTCAGCCATTGATCATCTCCCCTTAGAAAATATCGTCAGGCTCATCCGACGAAAGCCGAATCTGAGTGTCCTGAAGCATACGGCAGAGAACGCCCTTGACTTTAAGGCTCCAGCCGTCCGAAACGCGGAAAGCGACCCAGTCGCCAACCTCAACATCCTGACCAGCGAATGCCGTTTTGTCGTCGTCCTTGAAGGCGAGAGGGCCTTTCTTCACGACGAGGCCTACCTTGCCCTGATATTCGTCCTCCTTGCGGACGACATCTGGAAGGTAAAGTCCTCCTTTGGTCTGCTCCGGGCGGTTATAGACCGCCACCAGAATCCAATTGTTGAAGACCTTGATCTTGGAGAGGTCGCCAATTTCGCGACGCAGAATTTCACGCGGGTCTTCCGCGTGCACCATTTTCATTGACATTGCGTTTCCTATCTCGCTTTTACACGTTGCCGATTAACAGTTCGTTAATCTCTTTCGCCCAGATAAGACAATCTTTCAGGCCTTTGATGTATCCAACTTGTTTGGTGTATTCCTCCATCGTTTGAGCGGACCCGGAGGAGAGCGCCTCCGTCCGGGTCCGGATTTCTTCTTCCAGACGCTCCCTTATCTTTCGATAAGAGTGCAGGTCATAGGCTGACATTCAGTCTCCCTTCAACCCTTAGCTGGCGGCCATTTCGTCTTTTCAAGACGTCCGAGGCCGCCTCCGGAACCGTATTCAGTTTCCTGATACTTCGGCATCTTGATCCTGCCGCCCGCCTTACGCATGGGGGGCACGGGAGCGCTCATGCCGGGGCGTCCGGGGGTCATGGCCCCCATCGCGCCGAGGCCCGGACCAGCGCCCGCTGGAGCCATTCCCGGAGGCGCCCCGCCCGGTGGCATGCCGCCGGGAGGAGCCATCGGAGGGGCGGCGGGCGGGGGAGCGCTCAGGGCGCGCTGCAAGGCCGCCATCGCCATCGGATTTGGCTGCTGCTGCTGGCCGCCGGGCATCAGATTGATGTTGATGTTCGTCTTGCCCTTGGCCCTGCCGCCAGTCGCGCGCTTGATGCGACCGCCCGTCCGGTGGCCTTCCATGAAACGGCGCGCTTCATCCGCCGTCATTGTCTGATCCGGCCCGGCGGGGCGGGCCGGAGGCGTCGGGGGCGTCGCGGGAGCCCGTTTGCGCGAGATTCCGGGGGGATTGTCCGAGCCCGGAAGCGCGGGGAGGTTAGGAACGCCCGTATCTTCCTGAACGCCAACGGTGCCGCCGCCATCCTTGTGGATACGACCGCCGCACATATGGCACATGCAGCCAGCCGCGTGTGCGCGACCGCCATGCTTCAGCCCCTTCATGGACTGCTGCCTGTCGTGCTTCTTATTCAGCGCCGACTTTTCCCATTCCATCGGCGTCATGTGATGCTTCTTCGCGAGGATGCGATCTTCCCGCTCATCTTCCTTTGAATGCATCCATTCAAATTCGCTGACCTTGCCGCCGTGCTTGCGGAGCATAGCCGGGGCTCCGACGGTGCGCGGGACACGAGGGATACGCGCCTGCTGAAGCGGCGGGGCATAGGGAAGGCCTTCCTTTTTCTTGCGGTTAGCAAGAGCCGCCACGATGCTTTTGCGCTGCGCGGGGGTTGCGGCCAACATACCGCCACCCGCCTTGCGAGGCTTGTGGCCAAGGTGGTGCTTCGTTTCCTCGCCAGAAACCCCGACGACTTTGCCACCGCGCTTGAAGCGCTGCTTGCCAACGGGCATTTTCCCCGCATTGCCGCTGTCGATATACGGGACGCCATCATAGGGCTCCGTGTCCGAGAACACATGGCCCTTGTGCTTCGTTTCGAGGCCCATCGATTCCATTTTCGCCTTACGGCTGGCGCGGGCCTCATGCTTATGCTGGCTCATGGCGGGTTCTCCCGTGAATTAACCTATATTGGGGGTTTGTGGGGGTGTCTCATTTGAACCTGCAATCCCTTTCAACTGGGGTTCAATGACTCTCTCGGTTGTCGCGGCGCTTTCCGGATGCACCGCGATCTCACGCGCGAGCTGGAACATCGCGATCTTTTCCTTGCTTTCGCGATCTGCCGCGCGGTTCTGGGCGTCCGCCGCCGCATCAAGGGCGCGCACCTTAACTTCCGCCGCCTTGGACTGGGCGTCAATCAGTTTCGCCTGCGCCGTCATCATCATGGACGGGTCGGGCTGCGGCGGGGCTTGAGCCTTGTTGAAGAGGGCTGAAGCATCCTCGATCCCGAGCATCGTCAGGATTCTCTCATCGACGGCCTTCGCATCGTAGAGCGTGGGATTGGCGGACTGGAGTTGCTTGATCGCCATCGCCTTCTGGATTCTCGCGGTCTGGGACGGCGTATTGGGGTCCGCCATCGGGACCAGATTGACGCTATCCAGCGCGTTTTTCAAGACATCCGGGCTCCAGCTGAACGCCGGATACTTGTTATCCTTCCAGAATGATTCGGGGTTTTCCCGGAAAAGCTCCTTGAGCATCTGAAACTCAAGCGCCTGAGCCGCGTGCATACGCTTGTGGACGGCGCTCATAACTTTCGTCGCCTGCTCAATCAGAGCGATGGTGGTGCCGACGGGGGCTTCCGTATTGCCCTCGCCGACATTCATTTCCGCGACGCCTCCGAGGCGCTGGCCTCCTGCCTCAACCATCTGGATAAGCTGGAGAAACCCGCCATCGACCCCACGATAGGGAAGATTTGCGACGACGCTCTGGATAGGCTGGCCGCCCGTATCGATTGGCATACCGGAACCGGGGGCAATGCGGAACTCGTTCGTGAGCTGTCTTCCCGCCTGTTTCGCGTAGAGGAAGCCGGGGAAGTTCGCGAACATGCCATTGTCGATGCTGAGGCGCATACCCGCCGTCAGCGCCATCGTGGTGTTGCCGAGAAGGTGAAGGAACCCGAGGCCGTAGAATCCGAAGCCCGGAACGAAGATGTAATCCACGAATACGCGGCGACGGAGATAGCTTTCGTCGCCATCCTTCCACCAGCGGCGAACCTCCAGAATCTGGTGCGTCGTTTTGTCAATCGTGACGCGATAAGGGAGCTTCAGGCCCGTAACGGAGCCTTTTTCCTTGTGTTCGAAACCGGGAAGATCAAGTTCGCAG